TAATAATAGTATATTCTATTTGATTTGTCAAGTGTTTTAAACTGAAAAACTTTCGCCGCAGCCGCACGTTCTTTTGGCGTTCGGGTTTACAAATTTAAATCCTGCTTGGTTTAATTCGTCCACAAAGTCTATCTGTGTTCCCATCAAATACAGGAAACTTTTAGGATCTACGTATATCTCCACATCTTTATCGAGGATGACGCGATCGTCGGGACCCTTGTTGTCAAATAGTAATTTATAAGTGAAACCAGAGCAGCCACCGCCTCTGACAGCAGCTCTTACTCCGGTTTCCTCTTTAGTTTCAAGAAGCGACGTTAATTTCTTTGCAGCGCTTTCAGACAGAGTAATCATTTTTTCTTTTGTAATCCTCAATAGCAGATTTAATTGCATCTTCAGCCAAAACAGAACAATGTATTTTTACAGGAGGAAGGCAAAGATAATCTGCAATCTCGCTGTTTTTTATTTGCCCTGCCTCGACAAGAGTCTTGCCCTTTATCCATTCAGTTACCAGGGATGAGGACGCTATAGCTGACCCGCAGCCATATGTTTTGAACTTTGCGTCCTCAATTATCCCTTCGTTACCAACCCTTATCTGAAGCTTCATTACATCTCCGCAGGCTGGTGCACCGACAATGGCTGTCCCAACGTTGCTGTCTTCTTTGTCTAGAGAACCCACATTTCTTGGGCTCTCAAAGTGGTCCAATATTTTATCAGAATAACTCATACAAACTTTACTTCACAGGCTCCGCCAGCGCAAGCAACTTCGCCGGCTAGGTTTGTGTTGTCCTCATCTTCTGAGACTTTTGTGAGGTCGATGTTAGTAAGCGAGGCCATCATAGCTTCGTAAGTCTCCTTTGAGCAGTCTTCGAACGGTGCCTGCGTATAGGTTCCGCCATTGTATGGAAGGACCGATAATCCGTTATAGCTAGTTCTATTGTCCCACATCCATTCTCCTACGTCAACCCATTCCGCATCTTTTATTGATACAGTTGCTGAGATGTTGTGAGTGTTCTGACCCTTGCGAAAGCCTGGCCTTACCCATTCGTCTGTCACAAATTTTACTCTCTTGAGTAATTGCAGTGCCGACTCTGTCCTCATGATGGAACCTTCTGGGGCCTTCTGAGGAATAGAAATAACGGCAGTTGTGTGAGGGCTGAAGTATTCATCCTCCACTAGTTCTGGATGGTTGCTCAACAGGTGTGCATAGATAGGTTCGTTCTTTCCTACGCGGATTCTGCGGATGTAGTAGTCATTGTGCCAGGCGTGGATACCCGAAGAAGTTCCAAGTGTTAAGCTTGTAGTTCCTGCTGGCTTCACGCAGGTTGTTCTTGCTGCTGGTTTAATTCCGATTAGCTCTGCAACTCTCGCGTTCTCTGTCTTTACTCCACTGGCAGCTTCCTTCATGTCAAGTTCCAAGACGGCGCCGGATGCGATACCGGTCATGGATACACCAATAAGCGCGTCTTTCTCTGTTGTTCTGCGCCAAATGTCGCGAAGATAGTGAAAATCAGTGTAACTGGCCTGCAATGTTCCTATAAAGGTAGCGGCCCGTACTCTTTCGTTTAAATCTTCCTGAGACTCTACGTTAGATACATTTACTTCCGTAAGGTTACAGAATTGGTATGGACGTAAACCAATCTCACAACAAGGGTTGGTTCCCCAGTCTTTATCGTTTGAAAAATAAAAACCAGGTTCGCCGGCGCCAGAGGCTTTTACTCTGTCCCAAAGGTTCATAAAGTAATCTTTATCAATTTTGTGGCGTAATAATACAACAGAGTTGTTAGCCCTACCTCGTTGTGGATTGGTTTCCCACCAATTTCCTGTCTTAGCTGCAATCATGTCTTCATCATCCGCTGAGAATAGAGAAATGAGTGCTGCTCTTCTAATGCCACCTGCAAGAACTGCGTCTGCGATGTGACAAATCATGTCATGAACTTCAATTGTGGACAGCTTCTCTCCGTTCTCGCGGTTCGAGAGAATACCTTCTAGCTTGACCAAACATTCTTTGAGTGGTTGCGGGCCCGGGGCCTTACCACCTGAAGTAATCAGCGCTGCGCCCTTTGGTCGAATATCTGTAAAGTCAAACCTAAGATGCGAGCCACCTTGAAAATAAGACCGAACAAGTGCTTTTACTGCATCCGCCCAACCCTCAATAGAGTCATTCACCAGAAAGCGACGGGTTCGGTTTATATTCGGTCGAGTTATCTCCGGAAGCTTTTCTACGTGATGTTTCTGTACCGAATACCCGACTCCTGTTCCGCCAAGAAGAAGGAACATCGATTCACCAAAGCATCGCCAATCATCAGCGGGCATAAAAGCACAGTTAAAAATGCGATTCGGAGCCACCTCAATTGGCTTTCCTCCAAATTGCATAGACCTCATTGATGGCAGAACCTTCTTTTCGAAGACCATTTTATAAGCCTTAACGATCTGAAGCTCCAGTTCCGGAAACTTCTTCAGATGCATGTTCATGTTCCGTGACACCAGCTCGTCCCACGTTTCTCTTCTCTTTTCCTTCTCCAGGAAGCGTGCATACTTCATGTGCACTGTGATTTCTGACAAAATTTTATTAGATAACTCCATTTAAGATTTTCCTCCTTCTTTTTTAAATGCCGCATACTTCTCCTTAAGGTTTGCCAACCTCTCTGCAGAAGATTTTTGTATTATGTCGTTTACTGTTTCACCCGTCTTTGGTAAAACCTTTATCTTTACATTACTAGTGTCCATAAAGATTGGATAGACCAATCCATCTGGGCCGTTTCGATTTTTCGCAACGAAAATTCTACCCTGGTTTGTGTTTTTATCCTCTACAGTTCTTGATACTGTGAAGATTAAGTCTGCTACAAAGCACTTGTTGAACGCCTCGGAGATAGACTCCATAGTGATCACTTCTGCGTTCAATCCTGACCGGTTAGTTTGTGATGCTGTCCAGAGTGGACACTCGCAAATTTGAGCTATTCCTCTAAGCTCTTCGTAAATAGTTTCTAGTTGGTGCCTTTTCTCATCTTTTCCGCCTTTTTCTGGTCGAATTAGGTCTCCGTAGTCCACGATGATCATGTCTGGAGTAAAATCTCGCCTTTTTAGCTTCTCAATGTGATTTTTGATTGTTTGAATACTAGCGCTTCGTGTGGGGTATTCTTTTACTATTAGTTTTCCTTCTATTTCTCGAATCTCGTCATAGATTTTTTCTTTAAAAACTATTAGATTATTAAGCTCCACACCAGTAATGGCAGCGTCATAACGACCTGCAACAACAGTATCAGCAAGCTCCAAAGTATAATGGAGGACGTTTTTGCCCTGCTTAAGCGCTTGAGCACCGAGATGTACCAACACCATAGACTTGCCTGCCCCAGTAGGAGCAACCACAACACCAAGCTCACCTTTACCTAGCCCTCCCTTTGAGATTTCGTCAATTCGAGGCCAACCCGATGAAACTGGATCTCTAGATTTCTTCAGGAACCTTTGCTCAAAATCCACCAGATAGTCGTACCCAAGGGTGTTATCCGATCCAAGCTTTAAAGCCTCGTCTATAACTTTGGAAACCTCATCAAAAGATGACGATTTTATAAGCTCTACAGATTTTATTAAAGCCTCTTTTAATTTTTGCTTTTTACAAAAATCAAGAGCAGTGTCTTTAATAAATTGCGCGCTTTGTGGTATTTCCCCATTAGATAAGACTCTTGCGTAGTATTCCCTGATTCGCACCTTGACTGATTCGGGTTCTGCATCCAAACCTGTTCGTATGATCGAATGCATGATATTAGATGTGGGGTGGACTCCATACTTCTCTCTATATTCCTTGATCTTGCCTATGAAGACGCGCAAATGTTTGAGTTCTAAGAATTTTAAATCTAACAACTCAAACATTTGATCTGCGAATGTCCTGTCATTCAAAACCAAATGACAAAGGTCTTCCTGAAATGTCTTTCCAAACTTAGAAAAACTTTTTTCTTGTTCCATTATTGTTCCTTTTATTTAGTACAGTATAACAGATTTTATTCTGAAAAGGAAGTAATAATGTGATTAAATCTTTGTTCTAAATCTGTGGTTGTTACAGTCAATACTCCGTCTTGTAACATTAGTTTTCTTATTTCCGTTTGATTATATTGTGGCTTATACTGTTCAAACGTATCGTCGATCCCTTGTTTGGCCTGTATAGATAGCATGGGCGAGGATAATTGCATAATATCATAATTGTTTTCTATTAACTCCTTTGATTCTAAAATGTTTGTATACACTTTTTGTTTATTTTCTGGCTTTTCGCATTCTGCGAGAATGCTATCTAAGTAGTGCACTCTCTCTTCTTTTAGGAAAGGAAACTTCTTTGCTACAGTCTGCAGGCCTACTCGGGG